TGGTCACGGCTGCACGCGCAGACAGCATCGTGCAGGTCGCACTCGCGAGCGCCTTCGATGTCAAGGCCACGGCGATGCCGCTTGTGCAGGTCGCACTCGTTGAGCCTCGTGAATCCGCCGCTTTGGCGGTCGTCATCGAGCAAGTCGCCGAAGCCGACGTGCTCGGGTTCCGTGCAATCGTCATCTCGTGCTAGTGGAGAATCGGATGTTCCTCATCAAGCAGAACGACACGCTCCCCGTCTTCGAGGCGTTGCTGAAGACGCAGGTGGAGGACCAAGATCCGGTCCCCGTCGATCTCACGGGCGCGAGCGTCGTGTTCAAGATGCAGCCGAGCGACGGAGGCCCGCTCAAGGTGAACGCGCCTGCCGTCATCCTCGACGCGCTTACCGGGAACGTGGAGTACCAGTGGATACCCGCTGACACGGACACCGTTGGCAGTTACCTCGCTGAGTTCGAGGTCACGTTCCTGAGCGGCAAGCTGCTCAGCTTCCCGACCGTCGGCTATCTCACCGTTCAAGTCGTCCCTTCGATCTAAGGAACCAGTCACCATGAAGTTCGCACTCGTCAACGCATGCGGCGGCCGGCGCGCGGGAGACATCCTCAACGACGCGCAAGGCGACGCTCACATCATCGCCGGCCTTCTTCAGATCGGAGGGCTCCTCGTCGCGCTGCCGAACACGTCGGTCGAGCAGGCGTGCGCGAACGCCGCGACGGCATACGCACGCGGAGGCGGCGACGAGATCGCGAACGGCATCATGCTCGCGGCTGCGGGAGGTGGCGGTGGAGGCGGCTCGCCGTTCCCCGTGCTCGACAGCGTGTTCAAGGTCACGGGCACAGCCGACCCGACGAAGTTCCTGACCGTCGATCTCTCGAACCAGGCCACGACCTCGGGCGTCACCATCTTCCCGTCTGCGGGCATCTCGCGCCCGTTCCGCCTGCCCGACATCAGCGGCACCGCCGTCGTTCAGGAGGACACGACCGGGTTCGTATTCATCGGCGCGACGGTCCAGCTCCACGGTTCCAACTCGCGCATGCAGCTCTCGTCGATCATCTCGAACGGATCGCAGTATCGCGCGAACCAGTACGGAGCGAACACGGGTGCTCCCGGCATCAGTACGTTCAAGAGCCGAGGCGCAACGGTCGGCTCGCTCGCGGGCATCATCGCGGGTGATGTTCTGTTCCGCGCAACGTGCGTCGGCGTCGCGCCCGACAACGCGAGCATCCCGCTTGCGGCGTTCATCACGATCCAGGTTCCAAGCGGGTTCGTCCCGGCTGGTCAAGCATGGGCGCCGTCCGAGTACGAGCTTCAGCTCGTCCCGCTCGCTGGCCCCATCAACAGCCGTCGAGTCGTCTTCAAGGTCGGCTCCGAAGGTGACACGCAGACGCTTCGCGGCGTGCGCGCGGGCGGCAAGGACACGACGCCAGCGACCATCGCGAGCGGCGCGCTCTGGTCGAGCGGGCTCGGCGACCCGAACGGCGTCGTCACGGGCAGCCCTGGCGATATGTTCACGCGCACCGACGGCGGTGCGGGGACCACGCTCTACGTCAAGGAGAGCGGCGTCGCGACGAACACCGGATGGGTTGGGAAGTAGGCGAAGTGGGTTGTCGAGGTACGACATCATCGAGGAAGGGCACGCCGCGCTGACGCTTGCGCTCAACGCGCTCGACGAGGTGGGAAGGCTGCGCGCCGAAGTGGCGATGGCCCAGCGACGGCTCGCGCTGCTCTTGCAAACCCGCGACGTAGACAAGACACCCGTGCGCCCGCCATCAGTCACGGACCTCTCGGCGGTGGAACGAACCGAGAAGAAGCGATAGGCTTTCACCATGGCCCTCAAGTCAGTCTTCGCACCGCACCTCAACCGCAACATCAAGTTCGGGCGCAAGCCGCGCGCACCCGGCGCGGCTCGTCTGCACTTCAGCGACTTCGTGAACCACGCGGCGATGCCTGCCATCCCGCCCGCGTGCGACTACTCGCCGAAGGCCGCGAGCGTGCTCTCCGACGTGTACGGGAACGACGCGATGGGCGACTGCGTGATCGCGGGCGGCTATCACATCCTCGGCGTCGAGACGGGCAACGCCACGGGCACGCCGTTCCACGCGACGCGCGATCAGATCGTGAAGGACTACTCGGCAATCGGTGGCTACGTCCCCGGCGACGAGAGCACCGACAACGGGTGCAACCTTCAGGACGCCATCAATTACTGGACGCAGCGCGGCTTCGCGAACGGGACGAAGCTGCTCGGCGCGATCTCGATCAACGCGCGCAGCGTCCACGACATCCAGGCAGCGTGCTACCTGTTCGAGAACCTGAAGTTCGGCATCGCGCTTCCCGATGCATGGGTGAACCCGTTCCCGCCCGGCTCGGGCTTCGTCTGGGATGCGGCTGGCGCACCCGACCCGAACAACGGCCACGACGTGATCGGCTTCGGCTACGACTCTCGCGGCGTGCTCATCGACTCGTGGGGGCTCAAAGGCACGCTCACCTGGAACGCGATGTCGGCCTACTGCGGGACGTGGGCGGGCGGCGAGATGTACGCGCTCCTCACCGCCGATCAGGTCGCGAAGGGTTCGGCGAAGGCGCCGAACGGCGTCGCGTGGTCGGACCTCGTGGCAGCGTTCGACGCGATGGGCGGGCACGTTCCCATCCCCGCGCCAGCGCCGACTCCCGCGCCGACGCCTCCACCGGCACCGCCGACGATGACGCTCTCGCTCTTGCAGGCGCAGCTCTACGCGCTCGACAAGCTCCACAACAGCTCGGCGTTCCTGTTCACGAAGGGCACCGCTCAGCAGCTCGTCGCCGATTCGCTCGCGATGCACTGGGCGAAGTGATGGAATCGTTCGCGTCTCTCCCGCCTGACAAGCAGCAACTCGCCGTCCAGCGATTGCTCGCGCGTGGCGCGAAGGCGCGAACGAGCCCGTCGGAGTTCTTCAGCTTCGTGATGCGTGAGGAGCGCACGCAGGCGCCAATCAAAGTCGCGCCGCATCAGCGACTCTTTCTGGAGTTCGTGTGGGCTCACCCGCGCTGCGTCGTCCGCATGCCCGCAGGTTCGTCGAAGACGTACTGCATGGCGGCGCTCACGATGTTTCTGCTCGGGCGCGACCGCACGGTGCGCGGCGCCATCCTGAGCGCGACGCAAGCGCAGGCGTCGAAGCCGCTCGGCATGGTGCGTGACTACATCGAGCAGCGACCCGAGTTGAAACTCGTGTTCCCGGCGCTCAGTCGCTCGCATCGCGTCGGCGACTCATGGACGCAGATCAGCCTCACGGTGAATCGCCCGGCGGGTATCCGCGACGCTTCACTGATGGCGGTCGGCCTCGACTCGGCCGTGATCCCCGGCTCGCGTCTCGACTGGATCATCGTGGACGACGTGCTCAACCAAGAGAACACGAGCACGCGCGCAGCACGCGACAAGGTGGCCGAGTTCTTCGACTCGACCGTGCTCTCCCGTGTCCGTGGCGCGGACTCGCGCCTCGTCGTCACGAACACGCCGTGGGACAAGGACGACATCACCTACCGCCTCGAAGCGGGCGGCTGGCCGACGCTCACGATGGACCTAGAAGGCGGCATCTACCTGGCGAACTGCGACGGGTGGGACAGCGACGAGATCGTGCCGTGGCCCGAGAAGGCGGGAGAGTGGTATCGCCTCGCCGCGCACGAGCCCGACCCGAAGCGCGAGACGCCGCTCTGGCCCGAGCGATTCCCGCAGAGCGAGATCGACGCGCTTCGTACCTCGCACCTTCCGCACCGCTTCCAGCAGTTGTTCATGTCCCAGTGCCGCGATGAGATGAGCGCGCGGTGCAAGCAAGACTGGATCGATCATTGCAAAGCTGCTGGTCGAGGCACCACGCTCGTCTCCGAGTACAGAGGCGGGAACCCGACGGTGACGGGAGTGGACCTCGCGGTCGGCAAGACTGCTTCACACGACAGCACGGCGTTCTTCACGTTCGAGATTCTGCCGAACGGCAAGCGACGCATCCTCGACATCGACGTGGGACAGTGGGACGCGCCGACCATCGTGGCGAAGGTGATCGCGAAGCACCGCACGTTCAACAGCATCGTCCGTGTCGAGTCGAACGCCGCGCAGGCGTACATCCTCCAGTTCGTTCGCGCAGCGAACGCGAACGTGCCGGTGAAGGCGCACACGACGACGGCGCAGAACAAGAGCCACCTCGACTTCGGCATCGAGGGTCTGTTCGTCGAGCTTCAGAACGGGAACTGGATCATCCCGTGCGACGCGACCGGCAAGTGCTCGAAGCCCGTGCAGGAGTGGGTGAAGTCGTGCCTCGACTACGAACCCGGCAAGCACGTTGACGACGTGCTCATCGCCGCGTGGCTCGCCCGCGAACAGGCTCGCGCGCTCGGGTACGGGAATGTCGGCGGAAGCGGCGGCGGGTACGGTACGACGCGCGGGCTCGGCCTGAGCATTATGAGCCGTTGAAGGCGCGTGGTAGGACACTTGCTCACTTCAGCACTGAGAGGATGCCGAACATGCAACGAGTCGTAATCTGGGACGAGAAGTGCGAGTACCTCGAAGGCGAGGTCGTGGACGGGAACAAGAGCGAGGCGCTCGCGGCGCGACGCGCAGGCGTGCTCTCGCTCGATGCTGACCTGCTCACGCTCAACGGCAGCGCCGGCTACGCGGTGAGGAAGTTCGGCAAGGGATGGTCATTCGACCCTCACATGCCGAAGCACGGCGCACCCGTGGCGCTCTACGTCGTGCCCGACCGCCCGCTCATCCACTGGCTCGCGAAGCTCGTGCCGTCGCCCGCCGCGTTCGACGCTCCCGCCGTGCAGCCGCGTGGGAACCTGCGGCTCAACGTGGACACGAGCCAGCGTGGCATCGTGTCGGCGCGCGTAACGAGCGAGACGCCGCCCGTGGAGCTGAGCGCGCTGTCGCCGCAGTTCGAGACGGGCGGCTGGCTCATCGGCGGCACGAACCGCTTCGCATCGAGCATCGAGGGATTCCTCGGGCTCAGCCTCTACGGGACCGCGCAGCACTGTCGCGTCGCGTGGCTCGCAGTTTCGCAATCGCACTGAAGGAGAACGGGCATGCGCTTCCATCACAAGTTCAGCAGGCAGGTCGGCGGCGTGTCGCCCGATCCCGTGCTCGGTTCCGACGCGGTGCCGACCGCACTCGCAGACCAGGCGAAGGACACGGTGCTCACCGCGTCGTTCAGCAACACGAACGGCGTCGCCTCGCAGCGCATCGCCGTCGCGTACTCCTACGTCGGCGCGGGTGCGCCGGGGAATCTCCCGGCGAACGTCTACATCTGGGACGACCTCACGCAGAACTGGTACTTGCTCAACGCCGCACCGCTCACGCTCAAGCCGGGCACGATCCAGTTCTTCGACTGCATCGGCCTCCCGCAGAGCGCGCCGAGCAGCGAGCCACGCGGATCGCTGGAGGCATTCGTCAAGGTGAACGCAGCCGGCGGCGACCCGAACGGCGTCTACACCTTCGCCCTCGCGCCGGTCCTCAACAGAATCGGCGTGTGATGCTGGAGCGCCTCGTTCAGCTCGACGTGCGCGCCGTTCGTGCGCTCGTCGCGGAGGTGCTGTTCGAGGGCGCTCACGCGCTCATGTCGCTGTCGAAGCTGGTCGAGCCGCCGCGCGAGGAGCGCGAGCCGATTCGCCCGCCACCTCCCGATGACGGCGCCGTGCCGGCTCAGTACCCGTTCACCGAGGAGGCGCTCGCGATGCTCGCCGAGGACGAGAGCAGCACGGAACCCGCCGTGAAGCCCGAGCCGCTTCACGGCAGCGTCGCGCAGCGGTACGCTCGTTCCCGTAGGAGCTTCTGATGGCGATCTCGACTGGCGGTGCAGAAGGCGGCGGATCGCCGGGTGTCGGCGCGAACTCGACGCGGTTCGCGATGGGCGGGACCGGCCCGCGTCAGCAGCCGACGAAGGACGGCGGGATGCGCGTCGCCTCCAGCTTCGGCGTCGCGAACACCACGACGTTCGATGACTTCAAGGCACGGAGCTTCATCAACAGCGAGCGCGTGCGTCAGCTCGCGCGCCGCGAGTCTTACTTCCGCTGCACGCACCACGACTTCAAGATGTACGACTTCGACGGTCGGGTGATTGCACCTGGACCGCCGACGAGCCAGCCGATGCTCAGCGCCGAGAGCGCGAGCTACTACGTTCCGTTGAAGCTCCGTCGCCCGAGCGCGCCGTACAGGCTGGCGCGCGTGATCGTGAACTCATTCACGGCGCTCCTGTTCGGGCACGGGCGATGGCCGAAGATTCGCGTCCACGGTGATCACCGGAGCGAGGACTTCGCGCGTGAGCTTGCGAAGCAGTCGAAGCTCCGCACGCTGATGATCCGCGCACGCAACATCGGCGGCAGCGTCGGCACGGTCGGGCTGTCGTGGTGCTACTACGAAGGGCTCCCGAAGGTCGGCGTCCACAACGGGAAGCACCTGTACGTCCACGAGTGGGCCGACCGCGCGATGCTGATCCCGAAGCACGTCAGCGAGGTCTACACCTACCCGGTGGACGAGTACGACGCGGGCAAGCGCGCGTTCATCCAGAAGTGGTACTGGTATCGCCGCGACTGGACCGAAGACGCCGATATCGAGTTCGATCCGGTCGAGTTCAAGGCCGACGAAGACCCGCGCTGGAGCGTGAAGTCGAGCGTCGAGCACGGCGACGGCGAGTGCCACCTGATCTGGATTCAGAACCTTCCCGAAGACGACGGCACCGCCATCGACGGGCAATCCGACTACGCCGAGAGCTACGAGTCATTCGACTCGCTCGACCTGCTCAAGAGCGTCGTCGTGCGTGGCGCGACGCTCAACCTTGACCCGACGCTCGTGTTGAAGATGGACCCCGACCTCGTGAGCCGCACGGGGTTGAAGAAGGGATCTGACAACTCGCTCATGGTCGGCACGGACGGCGGCGCGAGCTACATGGAACTCCAAGGCACGAGCATCAACGTCGGCATCTCGCTCATCGACAAGATGCGCGACGCGGTGCTGGAGGCGACTCAGTGCGTGATTCCCGACCCCGACATGATCGCCGGCAGCGGCACGTCGAGCCTCGCGCTGAAGGTCCGGTACGAGCCGATGCTCGCGAAGTGCGAGATCCTGCGCGAGCAGTACGGCGACGGCATCGAGCGCCTGCTCTCGCAGATGCTTCGCGTCGCGCAGGCGCGCACGACCACGACGCACACCGAGGTCGATGAGGAGACGGGCGAGGAGAAGGAGATCAAGCTCGACATCAAGCTCCCGCCGCGCGTGAAGACGGACACGGACTCGAAGGGCGAGACGACGCACGAAAGCATCGAGCGCGAGCCGGGCGAGAGCACGGACATCGATCTCGACTGGCCCGCGTTCTTCAACCCGACGCCGACCGATCAGCAAGCGGCGGCGACGACCATCGGCACGGCTGTCACGCAGCAGATCCTTTCTCGGAAGACGGGCATCGAAGAACTCGCATCGATCTTCAACCTCGACCCGAACAAGGAGCAGTACCGCATCGGCCAAGAGATGCAGGAGCGCAGCGTGAATCAGGCGGCGATGTTCGCTGGCGACATGGGCGGCAAGGTGGATTCCGAGACGGAGCTTCCCGCAGGTGCCGAAGGCGCACCGCCACCGGCACCCGAGCCCACCGACGCAGACGCCGCGCCGAGCGACGACGCCGATGCGAAGCCTGCCGGACTCGGCGAACAGGTCGAGCAGCAAGGCAAGCTCCAGCTCACGGCGAGCGACCTCGCTTCGATCACCACGGTCAACGAAGCACGCGCGAGCGTCGGACTCAGCGTGCTGCTCACGACTCGCGGGCAGCCCGATCCCGATGGTGAACTCACCGTTGCCGAGTTCGCCGCGCAGCGTGCGGCGAAGGGCGAAGCGAAGGGCGAGATCACCGGGAAGGTGGCGGGCGAGAAGGCGACGGGTGAGAAGCCCGAGCCGCCGAAGCCGCCCGCACCGCCGAAGCCCTCACCGTTCGGCGGTTAGCGCGTGGCCGCGACGGCGCCAGATCCGCTTACGATCCTCCGACGCAATCGAGAGGAGGCGGCACGCATCGCCAACGTGGTCGGGCCGAGTCACCTGAAGAAGACGCTTCAACGAGCGCAACAGGAACTCAACCAGCGACTCATCCAAGCTCAAGGCTTGTCCGGTCCCGGCAAGGACAGCTTCACCGCGACGCAGCTCAAGCTGACGATGCAGCAGATCGAGCACACGCTGAAGGGACTCACGAGCGGGATCGGTGACACGCTCACGAATCAAGCGCACATCGCGGCCGACGCGGCGGCGAGCGGGACGCACGCTTTCTTGCAAGCGTCCGAGGAGAAGTTCCACGGCATCGGTGCGCGGCTTCCGTTGAAAGAGGCGATGATGTTCGACAGGGCGCACTCGGGCGCGCAAGCGAGCATCCTTCGTCGAATGGTCGCGACACCCGAGCCCGGCATCGCTGCGCTACACGCGAAGAAGGGAATCCTTCAACGCTACGGCTTGAACGTCGTCGAAGACTTCGAGGACCGCCTCAAGCTCGGGATGATTCAGGGTCAGCCGTGGTCCGACGTGCGGAGTGACCTCATCGCGAAGTCGCCGTTCCTGCAAGGAGCGCCCGCGCATTGGGCCGAGCGAATCGTTCGCACCGAATCCATGGGCGCGTACAACCGCGCCGGGTGGGAGTCGATTCGCGCCGCCAATGACGTGCTCGACGACATGGTGAAGATCCTCTGCGCGACGTTCGATGACCGCACGGGATGGGACTCGTACCAAGTCCACGGGCAGATCCGTCGTCCGAATGAAGCCTTCCAGTGGGCGGGTGGCTTGTACCAGCACCCGCCGAACCGACCGAACGACCGCGAGATCGTGGTGCCGCATCGCATCTCGTGGGCGATCCCTCCGTCGCTGAAGTGGCGCGATGACTCGGAAGTTCACGCGCGCTGGACCGCCGACGGGAACAAGGGTTCGCCGCCACCGCGTCCGAAGATGACGACGGTGCCGCTCGACCAGTTCGGCAAGGCTCCGTCCATCACGGCGACGACGGCTTCACCCGAGCAGCCGCAAGCGCCTCTATTGAGCGACGTGGAGCCTCCGACGGTCATCCCCGAACCCGAGCCCGTTCCCGCCGCCGAGCCCGTCTACGCCGCTCCTGAGCCCGTCGCTGAGCCCGCCATCGAGCCCGAGCCCGTACCCGAGATGGAGCGGCACGAGGTCATCCTCGGCAAGCTCATCGGCGAACAGGCCGGGAGCAATCAGGGCGGGATGTACCTCGGCACCGATGGTGTGAAGCGGTACGTCAAGTTCTACGCGAACCCAGAACAGGCGATGCTCGAAGACCTGACGAACCGGATCTACAACGATCTGAACGTCGGCGCGTCGAGTAGTGAACTGTTCAAGCTCCCGACTGGAAAGCTCGCCTACGCGAGTGAGATCGTCGAAGGCAAGAAGTTGAGCAGCGCGAACAGCCCGGAGGTCGCGAAGAAGCTCATGGACGGCTTCGCCGCCGACGTGCTCGTGATGAACTGGGATGCCGTCGGCATGGGGCTCGACAACGTAGTCGTGACGCCGGGCGGGAAGCCGGTTCGCATCGACACGGGCGGCTCGCTTCTCTACCGCGCGCAAGGCACGCCGAAGCCGACACACCTGCTGGAGAACCCGACCGAATGGGAGCACTTCTTCAGCCCCGGCAACAAGGACTACGCTGGCGTCGCGAAGCTGGCCGGGTACACGAGCGCCGAGCAGATCACGGGACTCGACAACCAGATTCGCGACATCGTGAAGCTGAAGAAGAAGTACGGAACGTGGAAGGAGTACATCAGCGAGAACGCACCGGAGCTGAACGCCGAGTCGAGCGCGAAGGTCGCTTCGATGCTGGAGAAGCGCACGAAGTTCCTGTTTGAGAAGCATCTCGCGATGCAAGAGGCGAAGCTCGAAGTCGCTGCCGTTGAGAAGGCGGTCGCCGCTGCGCCGCCGCCTCCGCTTCCTACGTCCGCGACGAGCGACGAGAAGGCTGCGGCGTTGAAAGCTGCGAAGGCGAAAGCGTCGCGCGAATACCGAGCGCGAAAGAAAGCCGGTGGAGTCGTTCAACCGGAACGCCCGAAGGTCATCTTCGAGTCATTGCCGACCGCGCAACTTCCGGGGAACGCACACGGCTCAATCTTGAAGCCGATGGGGTTGGATCAAGATCGCGCGTGGTACGAGCAGGCGACGCACGCGAAGATGGAATCTCTCAAGCACAACGAGCTTGATGCGTTCCGCAAGATCGTCTCCTACTCGGGCTCAAGCTACGGCCCGATCCGCGATTCCGTTCGGCTCTCCAAAGACGAGTGGAAGAAGAAGCACGAGCGATATGGATCGGGGTCGTACACCTTCGAGTCCGCGAAGAAAGCGCATGAGACGATCATCAAAGCCTTCGAGCGAATCGACGCGGAAGTGGCGAGCGGTAAGAACACGCCGCTCGCTTCTCAGCATGAGGCGAAGGTCACGGACATCTTCCGAGGGATCGGACATCTCCCGCGCGAAGCGTTCGACGGCATCATCAACTTGCCCGAGTTCCAGACTGAAGCCGTGACATCGACGAGTTGGAACCCGTCCGTCGCGAAAGGCTTCGGAGTGGAAGGGAAAGCGAACGACAAGTTTGGTCAGACGATCACGGACAAGTACGGCAATTCGCAAGACGGGTATGCCGTCATCTTTCGGTTCAAGTTGAACCCGAAGACGGCGAGCAACCGAATCGCCATCGAGACGCACTCAGGCACCGATCAAGCCGAGCGCGAGATCGTTCTACGTCCCGGCATCCGGTATCGCGTTCTGAAGGTTGAGAAGCTGACGACGCCAGACAATCGCCAGCGCACGGCGTACATGACTCTCGAAGAAGTTCCGCCGGATCAGATGTAGCCGATGTCGTCCACGATCTTGATGTCGTCCGTGCTGCTCGTGAACTTTCCGGGGCACACCTTCGAGCCGTTCTTCAGAACGTAGAAGATCGTGTCCAGCGTCGCGCCCTTCTCAAAGAGCGCGTCGTACTTGTCGAGCCCGTATCGCTTGCCCTTGTACTCGAAGGCGACGGTCGGGTTCTCCTCGTCGATGTCGTAGGTCGTGATGCGTTCGGCCATGACTCATCTCATCGCTTTCCGAAACGGTCGTCCAGCGACACGAGCGAGTCCCAGACCTCGTGATACAAGCGCGCTCGCTTGAGCCCTTGAGACTTCGCCACGCGCGTCTTGAAGTTGTCGTAGTCGAGCGCCGTCACGATCTTCGCCACCGCCGTCCGCACGCTCCCGCGATGAACCACCGCCCTGAAGCGGTAGTCCGCGTCGGGCGTCTCGCTCACGGCCGCGTCGCTTTCGGCCAGCCTCACGAACGCCGCCACGTCCTCACGGACGCGGCCTCGAACGCACAGAAGCGCCTGGTTTTCCCGGTGTTGAACCACGCTCACGAACCCGCCATCGAACAGGAGCCACATGCCCATCAATAGGGCGCCCGGCTCGGGCTGGACACGGCCCCGGCGACCTGCGAAACTCCGGGGCATGGCGGGTCCGTTCAAGCTCACCGATCAGGGCGCCTCACCGCAGAACGTCGGCAAGATGCCCGAGGGACCGAACCAGAACATCACGGCCGCTCCGACGCCGTTGCAGCTCGTCGAGGAAGCACGCTCGCGCGGCATGACCGTGCAGCGCGTGATCACCGAGCGCCGCGTGCAGGACGGCGAGAACGAGATCCCGTGGCCCGCTGCCACTGACCCGAGTGTTCATCCGATGCGTTTGACGCAGCGGTGATCACCACGGTAGAAGGAGATCGATCATGCCGAACACACCTGGAGATGCACGCACGTCGCCGTTCGGCGACGGCAAAGGAGACATCGGAATGGCGACTGGAAGCGGCAACGACTTCGTGACGAACCCGAAGGGGACCGGCATCGGCAGCTCGAAGGGTGGAGGTCAGCCGCCGAGCTACGGCGTGAGCCGTCCTCAGCAGTACGGCGCCGCGCCGACGAACCCGCAGGACGCGCCGGCTGGCGGACGCACCGCTGCCGAGGTCACGGGCGGCGGGACTCCCGCGCAGGACGCAGGGAACCCCATCGGCACCGTCGTCGGCAACGCGGCTCACAAGCCGTTCAAGCTCGGCGCGTGAGCGACTGATGAGCGTCCTCAAGATCGACGGAACGCTCACGGCCGGCTCTGGCTGTGTGAGCGATGGCGGGTTCCCCGCCATGTCGATGAGCACACCGCTCTCGACCGGAGGTGGCGGCTGCGGAGGCAAGGGCTTCCAGGTCGCGTCCGGCATCTTGACGATGCTGCTCAACAGCTCGCTCGCGTTCGTCCAGCTCTCCGAGCCAGCGGGCACGGCGGGCGCCGCCGTGATGAAGGCGAACTTCCTCTACCTGAAGTCGGACGCGCCGATCTCGATGCGACGGACGCAAGACGACGGCTCAGGTGGGAACATCATCGTCACGGACCCTGGCATCCAGGGGATCGTGATGATCGAGTTCAGCGACATCAACTTCCTGAAGAAGCTGGAACTCAAGGGCACGTCACGCATCGAATACTTCGTCTGCGGCAACCAGTAACGCCGCATCCAAGGAGCACGCAGAAACCATGTCGGCACCCGCACTCAAGACCGTCCTCGACAGCGCCAACCCGAACACGCTCGCCGATGGCCTGCGCGTCCTGCACTTCGGCGGCATCCTCCGCAGCAGCATCACCACGCAGCTTCGTCAGGCGACTCCGGTTGCTGGCGGTGTGAGCAACGGCAACCTCGCGACGGAGCAGGTGTTCGTCCTTCCGGGTGACGCGACCGGCGCGACCATCCTCCGCGCCTACGCGCGCAAGACGACCGCAGCGGGCACGCTCGGCGAGCTGGCTCCGCAGGCGTTCGGCGCAACGCCGGCCGACGGTCAGATCGCGGTCGCGCCGAACGGCAACATCGTCGTCCTCGCCGCGAGCGCGTACACGAACATCGACGTGGACTACCTCCCCATGAAGGGCGACGTGATCCAGTACACCGGCAGCGTCGCGGTCGGCGTGCTCGCCCTCCCGGCTGCGCTCGTCGCTCGCGGCGTGATCACGCTGCTCAGCGCGGTCGTGAACGCGGGCGCGGTGCCCGGTGGGAAGATCGTGCTCGTCCCGGCGGCTGGCCTCCCGGCGACCACGCAGGCGCGGCTCGACGTGGCGAAGGCCAACGTCTCGTTCAACAACGCGACCGACGCGCCGACGAACGCGACGGTGACGCTGCTCGTGACGAGCGCCGCCGACGTGAACGCGCTCCTCGAAGCGACCAGCCCGATCATGTGATGCCGCGTGCGCGATGCTCGCGCACGGTGAAGTGATGGGACGGTGAGAGGCCGTCCCGATTCGCGAATGAGAGGATGAGAAGCACGCATGGACCCCACGACCGACCTGACCACCGACCTTCCCGAGATCGCGCCGCCGGCCGAGCCCGTGCCGAGCGCGGCAACGCCGTCGCCGACGACGTTCACCTCGTCGAGTGCGACGCCGCCAGCGACGACGGCCGAGACGCCGCCCGAGGCGACGCCGCCGAAGCGCACCGACGAGATGGTTCTCTCGAAAGAGAAGTTCAACGAGCGCATCGAGCAGGCGAAGCGCGCAGAGCGGAAGAAGCTCATCGAGGCGTTCGGCACCGACGACCCGAACGAGATCCGCAAGATCAAGTCCGAGTTGGAGGAGATGCGGAAGGAGCGCGAGGAGCGCGAGCGCGCGAAGATGTCCGAGGTCGAGCGCCTGAACGCCGATCTGGAGAAGGCTCGCAAGGAAGCCGATGCCTGGAGGACGAAGGCCCGCGCCGCCGACGAGCAGCGCGCCTTCGAGAAGCAGGACTCGATCATCAGGAAGATCGCCTCTCGCTACGTCGGCGACGACTATGTGGACGACGTGGCGTTCCTGTACGCGCGGCAGGTGCTCACGAAGGTCAGCCCTCGCGACGCGGCGAAGATGACCGACAAGGACGTGGAGAAGTGGTTCGCGTCCTACGCCAAGAGCAAGCCCGCCTTCGCTCGCGTGCAGCCGTCAGCGGCGCCCGCTCCCGCTCCCGCGCCGAAGCCCGAGCCCGAGCGCCGACCGCTCACGACTGGCGCTCGCCCCGTTCAGCGCCCGATGCCGAACACGACGAACGCAGCAGCCGCCAAGACGGCGAAACCCGGCATGCCGAACACGATGAGCAAGGCCGAGTGGGAAGCCGAGAAGCGCAAGCGCGGCATCTCGTATTGACGGAGGCACCGCATCGGTTCACCCTGATCACGATTCTGTAGAGAACGAGGCAGCCGCCTCCCGCCACCGTCGGCGCGCAATCGACGTGAACTTCGTGCGGCAACCTTCGTCACCTACCAGGCGATGTTTCAACCCCAAGGAGTTCTGTTCTCATGCCTACCAATCTCGTGCTCGGCATCCCGCCAGCAATCCTCCAGCTCGTTCAGGAAGGTCTTCTCGAACGCGCGTTCCACGACGGCCTCTATCCGGCGCTCCAGTACCGCGCCGAGGCGATGGTCGAGGAGTGGCCGGCGAACACCGGCACGAACCTGTTCATGTCGCGTCCGGGCCTCCTGCGGCCCATCGTGAAGCCGCTCGCGGCTGGCACGGACCCGACGCCGCAGACGATCTCCTACGAACAGTGGGAAGCACGGCTCGACCGCTACGCGGGAACCATCGACACTCACATGCCGACGAGCGCGGTCGCGAACGCGAACCAGTTCCTCCGCAACATCCACCAGCTCGGCCTCCAGGCGGGTCAGTCGCTCAACCGCATCCCGCGAAACGCGCTGTTCAAGGCGTACCTCTCGGGCCAGACGGCGAGCATCGATCCCGCTCTCGCGGGCGCGACCACGCTGCACATCGCGGCGCTCAACGGCTTCACCGACGTGGTGATCCCCGGCAGCACCGTTCGCCCCGCGAACGTCAGCCCCGGAACCCCGCTGCCGATCACCATCGGCGTCGTGGGTGAGCCCGCGAACACCGTCATCGGGTTCACGCCCGACAACGCGAACGACTCCTACGGCCCCGGCGTCGTGCTGCTCGGCGCTCCCGTAGTGAACCCCATCCCGGCGCGCACGCCGATCCTCTCGAACGCGAAGCCCGACGTGATCCGCTCGGGTGGCGGCGACTCGGTGGACGCCATCGGCGCGGCCGACACGTTCGTCCTTCAGGACGCCATCAACGCGGTGAACAAGCTGCGTCGGCAGAACGTGCAGCCGCACGAGGACGGATACTTCCACGCGCACATCAGCCCGGACAGCAACGCGCAGGTCTTCACGGACCCCGCGTTCCAGCGCCTCAACACCGCGCTGCCCGAGCACACGATCTACCACGAGGGCTTCATCGGGACGATCAGCGGCATCATGTTCTTCATGAACACGGAGTCGCCGGACAGCCTGAACTCGGGCGACACCACGAGCACGGGCGCGAACGCGCTCTACTCCGAGGACATCGGCGCGGAGACGGTGAACAACGCCGGCATCCGAATCGGCCGCATCCTCGTCACCGGGCGCGGCGCGCTCTACGAGAAGTTCCTCAACGAGTCGAACTACGTCAGCGAAGCCGGCATCACCGGCAAGCTCGGCGAGTTCGACGTGGTGAACGCGGGTCTGTCCGTGCTCACCGAGCGCATCCGGCTCACGCTGCGTGCGCCCATCGACCGCTTGCAGGACATCGTGGCGAGCACCTGGAGCATCACCACGGGCTTCCCGATCCCGAGCGACGTGACCGCGACGACCGGCCCGCAGCGGTACAAGCGCGCGATCATCATCGAGCACGCGCTCGGCTGATCCGTAGCGTGATGGGCGGGTGGCGCTTCACGGCGTCGCCCGCCTTTCGCGCAGAAGGAGCACCACGATGTCAACGCAGTACCTCATCAACAACGTCCAGCTCGGCACTCAGTCCCACTACGCGGGCGAGGCGTTCGACTCCGTGACGGATGCGACGACCATCGCCGCGCTCCAGAGCGTCGGCGGTCAGTTGTTCGCGTCCACTCCCGCGCTCGTCGCGGCGGCAGCTCAAGCGCAGTCCATTCGGCTGCGTGGCGGCGAGCCGACCACGATGGCCGAGATCATGGACGGCGCGCTCGACCAGAACCAGCAGACGACCGGCGCGAGCGCGACGGCGGCAGCCGCCGCAGCTCAGGCCACCGCGAACGCTGCCGTGCCGAAGGCGAGCGTGCAGACGGGCACGGCGGTCCTCGTCGCTGGCACCGTCAGCGTCGCGGCGAACATCACGGCGGCGAGCGTCGTGATGGCGTTCCCGAGCGGGCTCGCTGGCGGGACTCCTGGCTCGCTGTCCACCGGCTCGAAGGTGGTCGGCGCCCCCGGTAGCTTCGCCATCAACAGCTCGAACGCCCTCGACACGAGCACCGTCATCTGGCTCGTCATCGGCTGATCGCGAGAGCCGATGGGACTCGCGCTATGGGCGGCGCGCGTCGTCGGTGAAGAAGACGACGCTCTGCAAGTCGAAGCCGCCTCCGGGCGGGTGTCGAAGCAGGGCGTCGTCTACTTGCACGTCTACCCTGATCACCAGGGTTCACGTCAGCCGCTCAGCACCGGCTACCAGACGCAGTACGAGTGCCGCGATTGTCCGAGCTGGATCAGCGACACGCGCCGCTGCATCGCGCACGGACCCGACGTGGAGATCCTGGCGACGGGCTCGTGCTCGTTCTGGCTCTACGGCCAGCCGAAGCTCAGCGCGCAAGCCAAGCCGCTCGACTTCATCACGCCTATCCAGAGCGGCTACCAGAACAACCCGGCGGGCGCCGGCTGGTCGTGCAAGCGGTGTCGGCACTTCGTCGCGAAGTGCGACGAGCAGGGCAGGCTCAGCGAGCAAGGCGGCTGCGACCTCGTGGACTTCCGCACGGATGGCGACGACCCCGGCATGATCCACCCGGATGCGTGCTGCAACGCGAACGAACTCGACACGATGCTCGGCGCCGTAGCGACAGCGGACTTCGGCGTGCGTTGATGGTACGCTCGTCGCAAGAGGAGACTGACATGGCCCGAAAGCTCAAAGAAACCGACCCGAACGTGATCGAGCAGTACAGCGGTCCACCGCCGCAGACCGACCCGGACAAGACCGCGCCGGAAGTGCCGCTCGTTCCCGAACTCATTCACCACGGGAGCGCCGTTGCCGCCGTCACGCCGACGCAGCCGGTGTCCACCGTGCAGCCGACCGGCAAGCCCGTCGCGACGTACCGCGTCGGCGGTCAGGGAGGCCCGATCCTGCATCGCGGCGTCCGCACCATCCTGAAGCCCGGCAAGATCATCGACGAACGCATGTACGACGTGCCGATGCTCAGGACGCAGGGGATCATCCTCGACCCGGTGTAACCACGATGGCCTACCCTCACGATGACGTGGCGAGCGTCCACCTGTTCGTGGTGGGCGACGACCTCATCGTGAGCGCGCACGATGCGGCCGACCGTCGTGGTCGGTCGCCCGTCGCGGGGCTCGCGCTTATTCTGTTCCTCGCCGAGTTCGATCTCTCGATCCGAACCGGCGAGGTCAAGCTCACCTGCGGAACGGAGATCATCTGATGCGAGGCTTCACGGCAGAGGAGAAGGTGAAGATCAGGCACCACCTCGGGTTCCTGAACGTCGCCGCGTCCGCGACCTTCGTGCTCGGCGTGCCGCAAGCCGTCGAGACGCAGTTCATCATCGAGCGCGCGATGGATCTCGTGCTCGTACCAGCCGAGCCCGAAGTGCGTCGTCACCTCGGCATCCTCGACTGCATCGAGGACCAGATGAACGCCGACCGCGAGCTGCTCGCCGTGAACGAGGTCGGCGAGATCAAGGTTCGCGGAACCGAGATGAAGGAGCTTCGCGTCGAGTATCAATACTGGCGCAAGAGCCTCGCGAACCTGCTCGGCGTGTACCCGAACCCGTTCGACAAGCGTTTCGAGAGTGGCGGCGTGAACATCCCTGTCCACCATTGAGGCACCATGAAACACCCGCTCACCATTCTCATCGTCGTTGCCGCGCTCATCGTCGCGGCTTGCACCGCTGCCGAGAAGGCCGCGACTCGCACCGCGCTCGACGTGGCGCGCGAGGCTTGCATGCTGTTCTCGGCAGAGCAGGGAGCCGTCAAGGTCGCGTGCGAGACGGAAGCCGACCTCGCGCCGTGGCTGGAGCACCTGCTCTCCGCACGTCGCGCCGTGCTGCGTCCTGCCTGCCCCGTGGCGCCCTCCGCTTCGGCCGAGGTGCCTGCGCTCGCCCCTTCAGCCGAAAGCGCGCCAGCGGGCGCCGCAGGGGCCTCCAGTGGCAAGTGAGGAGACGGCCGCGGAACGATGGGCGCGCTGGCATGAAGGCCACGAGGCGCCGGGCGGTCGTGGAAGCGAAGCTCGGAAGGCGTCTACGACGGCGGGGAATCTCAGCAAGGAAACGCAGAAGAAAGGTGCGGACGCAGAAGATCACATGGGCGCCGCGCGTGCTCACGAGATCGCAGCCGACATGCACCGAGCCGCCGCGTCTTCCGCTGAGAAGCAAGGCGCACCGGAATCACTCCGCATCGCGCAAGATCATCGTGATCACGCTGATCGGCATGAGGCCGCTGCGAAAGGTCATCTCGAAGCCGCGCAGCAACGGTGGAGCCCGAAGGCGACTCCGACCGAAGCGCGGACGCACGCTGGAACAGCGACCGAACGAGCGAGTGAAGCAGCGGGTCGCGCGACAGAAGACGCCTTCAAACACGACACCTCGGAAACGCATCAGAAAGCCTCTGAGATTCATGGCGGCGCTGCCATGGTTCACAAGGACGCCGCTGCGAAAGAGCGCATGAACACGGGACTCGGGATGACGGGCGCCGCGTCACGCGCCGCGTATCACGAGGAGCGCGCGAAGTTCCATGAGGGGAAAGCCTTCATGCACGCTTCGCAAGCGCGTGCGCTGTTCACGCCGAAACCTGGAGTCGGCGCGTGGGCCGCGAAGAAAGCGGGCGGCAAGCCTGCGAAGATCGGCGTGAAAGAGAAAGCTCCGAAGGGAACGCCGACCAGCACGAACATCTTCGCCGGAAAGGATCTGATGAAGAAACACGGCGGCGTGATTCCGTCGCGTGTTCCTTCAGTCGATCACCCGCACATCACCCGCTTGCTCAAAGCGGGCTACATCGAAAAGCATCCGTCTGGTGGATTCGTCCCGACCGCAGAGCACGCTGACAAGTTCAAGTAGGTAAGTCATGGCGAGTGAAGAAACCGCAGCGGAACGATGGGCTCGTTGGCATGAGGGTCACACGAGCGAGAAGGGTCCTGGCGGCCAACCCGAGCCGATCCATCTCGAAGCGGCTCGGGCTGCGGCTGCCGCGACTGCTGCGGCTACACGGGCTCCATCATACGAGTCACATCGGGATGCGGCGGTGGCGCATCGTCACGCCGGAAACGAGATGGGAAACGCGAACGAGTACCACCTACGCGAAGTACATCACGCCAAGGGCGAGGAACACATGCGTCAGGCGATGGCGCTGAAGGCCCCCGGGCAGAAAGCATCGGAACGGATCGGCGCTCCACCGTCTCGCCCGCAGACGGAGCGCGAAGTGAATCAACAGGCTCGCGTACATGCCGAGACGGCTCGCAACGCGAGCAAGGTGGCGGACAAGGTGAATACACCGGAGGCGCATACGGCGGCGGCGGCAGCGCATGACGTAGCAGCCAGGCACGCGGGGTCGAGTTCGGCAATACGGATGCATCGCAGCGAACAAGCTCGTCACAAAGAAGCGGCGGCTGGACAGGGACGCAGGGCGCACCCGTACCCGAAGAACACGGCGGCCGGTGTTGCGAAGGTGAGCGAGGCGATTGAGAAGGCGAGCGGTGGTGTGCTCGGATCGTGGGCGGCGAAGAAAGCCGGTGGATGATCGATGCCGAAGCCGCGTCCACTCACACCCGCAGAAGCCAAGCGCACGCTCACGCAGCGCCTCGCTCCGCGCGTGGACTCGCTTCGGCAGTTCAGCACGCGCTTCGGCCTGCGCTCGCGCCGCGTGTTCCTCGTGTGGACGAAGTACAGCGGATACGAGCGCGGTGAGGGCAACGAGTACGAGGTCGCTCGCGTTGAGCTTCTGCCAACGCCGAAGGTCAGCGCGCTCACGAACCTCACGCTCACGCCCTACGCGGCCGGCATCCTTCCCGTCGGCTCGGTGCGCGTCGAGCTGATCAGCGCGACGTTCTCCTCCGAGGAGTTGCTCGGGCAGGTTCCACCCGCCACGCCGACGGGCGAACCCATCGAGCAGCCGTGGGACTTCTTCTACGAGATCGTGGAGGACCATCGCGTGAGCGATCATCCCGCGCGCCAGAAGTTCCGCGTGCTCGGCACGCCGTCGCGCGACGAGGGCTCCGTGTCGTGGAGCCTGATCCTCGACCGCGTGGACGAGGACCGCAGCCCAGACGGGCGTTCGATGTACGGCGCCGACGACGTGGTGAACCGGGGACGGCTGCTACCAGGGAGGCGCTGATGGCCGCGACGCTCATCTCCCTCAATGACGCGGGTGCTCACATCGGCGGCGTGTTGACCGAGGCGATCAAAGAGGGCGCGATGAACGGCCTCTACTCGGCGGCGATCCGCATGGTGCAGGAGATCCAGACGGTCACGATCCCGCAGACGGTTCCCGAGCCGTCGCAGCGCGGGCTCTACAAGGCCGGATGGAAGGCTCAGCAAGAGCACGACGGCGCGAGCTACGACAACCCGCTCCCTTACGCCGCGATCATCGAGTTCGGCGTGCGCCCGCAGAACGTCAAGGTGAGCCGCAAGATGCTGCTCGCGCTGACCGAGTGGGTGAAGATCAAGGGCTTCGCCAAGGGAGGCGACGCGACACGCATGGCATGGGCCGTCGCGACCGCGATGGCGTCGAGCGTGAAGACGAGTCGTGGCGTGCAGGCTGGCGGCGGCAAGGGCATCTTCAAGGGCACCGGCCTTCGCATCATGGAGAAGGCGAACAAGAACCTCGCGCAGTTCGTCACAGAGGAGGTCGCTCGTGAAGTCGAGCGAGCGTTGAGCAAGTGACCACGCCGAACGATTGCCTCCAGTTCGTCGATGAGCAGTTCAAGCCTCCGCTGCCGCTCCCCGACATCGACGCGCGCACGCACGCGCTCAGGCGCTTCCGCAAGTTCCTGAGCCTGCTCGTGTTCAGGCGCGAGGGCGCCATCGGCGGCGAGCCCATCCCGTTCCAGATCCCCGAGGAGAACATCTACATCGAGCAGCCGGACAACGTGAGCGACCTAGTGTTTCCGAGCATCGTGTTCATCCCGTCGCGCGGAACCTACGACGGATACGGGCTCGGCCCCGGCATCATGCTCGACGACTCGCTGGACAAGTTCGGCAAGGGGACCGCGCTCGTCTACCTGGGCGAGTACACGGAGACGTTCACGCTCGAAGTCTGGGGCTCGAAGCAGGGCGAGCGCCGCGCGATGATGGCTGCCATCGAGACGGCCATGCTCGCGAACCCGTCCGTCTGGGCGCTTCGCATCAAGCTCCCCGACTACTTCGACAACGTGGCGACCTTCTACCCCGTCCAGCGCGAGCTGGTGGACGACCCCGAAACGGCCAGGAATCGCCGTCGCGGGCACATCTTCGTGATGCTGTCGGTGCCCTGGATTCTCCAGGTCAACGCTCGGACCCTTCAGCCCTTGGTCGCGGTGGACATCACCGCCTCACTATGACAGCATCCTCGTTGCCCGAACCGTCACTCTAGGGAGAAGAACCGTTGGCGAACTTCATCCGTCGTTTCCTCGCAGACCCCGGCAACGAAACTCTCCTCGACATCGAGAGCGTGAACATCCTCGATCTGGAGCCGCCGGCTTCAATCGCAGGTGTCGGCACTGGCACCGCGCTCCTCGTCGCAGAGTTCGAGGACGGTCCCTTCGCAGCCGACTCGGTGATCGCTGGAGGCGGGCCGAGCGAGGTGAGCGGCGCGGGCGACCTGCTCACGCGCTTCGGCGGCTTCGGCTACACCTACGGCGGCGTCCAGGGAAACAATCCCTGCGCTCGCACGCGCTTCGCCGACGGTGCGCTGACGCCCGAGCACTGGAACGGGAACGGGTTCATCGCGCTCGCCAACAAGCGGTTCAAGAACCTGATCGTCGCTCGCGCGGACACGAGCGTCGGCTCGGTCGAGTTCACGCGACAGGCTGCGGTGCTCGGCTCGAACCTGCCGACGTTCGCGCTCAACCCCGGCGACGTGCTCTCCTACTTCTACGGCGACGACACGGCGATCACGACGTTCGGTGGGACGTTCAACGCGGCGGCTGCCGTCTACACGACGGGCAACGGCGTCTACCCGACCACGTTCGTCGGCGGCGAGAAGATGGTGATCACCATCGATCAGGGCACGCCTCGACAGGTCGGCCCCGTGACGGTGACGTTCACGGCTGCGGATCAGACGCACGCTCAGGTCGTGGCGCGCATCAACGCCGCGCTCGGCTTCACCTGCGCCGCTGTCGCCCTGCTCACCACGACGTTCACCAGCCGCGTCGTGGGAACGAGCGCGAACGTGAACATCGTCTCGGCCGATGCGCTCGTGCTCACCGCGCTCAACGCCGTCGTCGGCGTCACGTCGGGCACCGGCTCCGTCGCAGACATCACGGCGGTCACGATGTCCGAGGTGAACATCGTTGCGGGCTCCATCGGCAACGTGGCGTTCGACCGCGACGCGGGCGGGAACCTGCGCATGCACGCCGTCGCCGGCAGCGGCATCACGCTGCTCGGCTGTATCAACACGACGTTCTCGTTCGCGCAGGCGACGGGGCTCGGGTTCGATCTCGGAGCGCCGCAGATCAGCGCAACTCAGATCAGCATGGGCGCGATGTCCGACCAGCCGAACGGCTTCGGCAAGCTCGTCACGAACACGGGCACCTATCCCACTCTGTTCGCGGGCGGCGAGACGCTGACGCTCGGCGTGGACAGCGGCCCGAACGTGACCGTGCTGTTCACCGCGCTCGACCAGACGGCGGCTCAGGTCGCGGCACGCATCAACGCGGCGATGGGCTTCGCCTGCATGACGAACCACGGCGCGTACAACACCTTCTCGGGCCGCGTGAACGGCGGGAACTTCCGCGTCGTCGGCGGCGTGGCGAGCGCGCTGCTCGCGGTCTTCGGCTTCCTTCCCGGTGACGTGCCGCTCCAGTACACGGCGAACGCGAACGTCGCCATGTCGATCCCCGCCGGCACGCGCGTCCGCAACGCGACCGCTCAAGAGTGGGTCACGATGCAGACGATCAGCGTCGCGGCCGGCAACGCTGGCCCGTACAGCGTGCGCGTCCGTCCCTCGACGGATGACGGAACGGCCGGCTCGGCTGCCGTCTCCACGCTGACGGTGATCCCGTTCCCGATCCCGAACGCGGACTTCACCGTGACGAACCCGGTCGGCATCAACGCTGCGCTCACGGACGCCGCCATCGATGCCGCCTACATCGATGCGATCAACACCACGACGAACCTGAACAGCGTCGCGAAGCTGGCGAACTTCATCTGGTCCGCTCGCGCATCGAACGCGGTGCGGAACGCGCTCCGTCAGAACGTGATCGACGCATCAGCGAACGGGTGTTTCGGTCGCATGACCGTGATTCGCCCGCCGCTCGGCACGACCACGCGCGCCATCGCGGAGGGGCCGGTAGCTCCGGGCGTGAACGCCTACCGCGATCAGCGCGTCGTCTACGCCTTCCCCGGCGTGCAGACGTTCATCTCGCAGATCGCGCGGCTCGGCCTCGCGGGCGGCGCGGGCTTCACCGCCGACGGCGTGCTGGACGTTCCCTTCGACGGCTTCGAGGTGAGCTGTATGAGCCAGCTCCCGCCCGAGGAGAACCCCGGTCAGGACACGCCGTACATGGCGGGCGCCATCGGCATCGAGGCGAACAACCCCGACGTGCAGAACCTCACCATCGAGGACTACATCTCGTTCCGCGCGAACGGCATCGCAGCGCCTCGCATCGACGACGGCGTGATGACGATCCAGAGCGGCGTGACGAGCGTGGACCCGAGCGTGTTCCCGAACCTCCGCAACATCGCGCGGCGGCGCATGGCCGACTTCATCGAGGACACGCTCGCGAACCGGCTCAAGTCCTTCGGCAAGAAGCTGAACTCCCGGCTGCGTCGCATCGTCATCACGAGCGAGGTCAACTCGTTCATGTCCGGGCTCGTGAACGGGAACCGGATCGACGGCTACCTGCTCGACTCCAAGAGCGGGAACACCGCCGAGACGCTGGCGCTCGGCATCTTCCGGCTCATCCTCAAGGTGCGGTCGCTGTCGTCGCTGGACAGCATCGTGCTCGAAACCACCGTCGGCGAGAGCGTGAACGTCGCCGAAGCGGCGTGAAGGAGAAACACCCGTGGCATACGGAACCGAGAAACGCCTTCGCGGCCAAGAAGTCCAGATCAGCATCGTCGAGGACGGGACGCTCAGCGATGCGTTCACCGCCATCGCGACGTTCAACGACACGATGAAGCTGGAGAAGAAGGAAGACGGCTTCCTCGGCGAGACGAGCAATCGCTACGACCAGATTTTCAACGGCTACGACGGCAGCTTCGAGATGCAGCTCTCGAACCAGAAGTGGATGAGCTTCCAGTCGGTGCTCAAGGCGAAGGCCCGCCGCGAGAATCCGAACCTCCAGATCAACATCGTGCGCGTGGACTTCTACGCGAACGGTGACACGCCGAGCCGCACATACGTCGATTGCTCGTTCGGCGCAGAGCCGACGGCCATCGCCACTCGCGCTGACTTCGTGAAGGTCACGGTGGACTTCTCGTGCAGCGACATCGAGGACCAGCAGAGCTGACCTCCGCTTGACGGAGGCAATATGATCGCTCTCGTCTCGGGTGCCATGGCTGACGGGTCGTGGCTCCTCTCCCCGAGGCGAGGGCGGTCTTCATCGGGAATGAGAGGACACCATGAACGACCAGAACGAGATCGAAGAAGCGAGCGCCGCGCCGAATGACGTGCCCGAGTGGGCGGTGCTCCCGCCGGATCTGAAGATCCCGAGCGGGCGCGTGATCGGGTTCCTGCGCTTCCGCGCAGAGTGGACCGACACGCCGGGAAAGGGCGACCGACATTGCATCGTATGGAACCTCACCGACGGCGAGGAGCGCGTCGCGCTCAAGCGTGCGTCGGGAGCTGAGGCGATGCTCGTCGCAACCGAGCTGGCGAAGCAGACGATTCGCGCCGTCGATGGCGTGCGCTCGAACTGGGGAGCACCGAAGGGACCGGGCAGCGTCGATCAGTTCTGGAGCGAGATCGGCTCACGCTGCCGGAACATGGTGATCCGCTGGTACTCCCAGAATCACATGCTCAACGAGGCTGAGCAGAACGATTTTTTCGAGAACTGCGTCGCTGTTCGGACGATGGGCTGACCACCGACGAAGACGGGCTCACCGTGAGCCCGCAGGAACGACGGCGCCGCCTGGAGGTTCTAGGTCGCATCACGGGGAACGTGCTCTTTGATTGCGCGTTCCCGTTCATGCTCTGGCTCGACGCCGAGGACATGATGCGCCAGTGGTGGCGACGCCGCGCGTTCCTGGCGCGTTACGCGAAGCAGAGCCTCACACAGTGGGACGACGTTGAGGGAACGGACGTTCGGCGCTACTGTGAAGCCATCGCGGAGCTTCTGAAAGAGGAGCACGCGAAGCCGGGTGACGATGGCCCATGAAGTAGAAGTCAAGACGCGGCTCACGCTCGACGACCACGCGAGTCACGCACTGGAGCGCGTCAAGCACGGCTTCGAGCACGTCAACGAGGAAGCGAAGGAGGTTTCGCACGAGCTGATCGGGATGGCGAAGCAGGCCATCGCAACGGCGGCGGGCTTCCAACTGAGCGGCGTGATCTCCTCGTTCGAGGAGCTTGGGCACGAGGCGTTCAACGCCGCGCGTGCCGTCGAGGACCAGCGCAAGGGTCTGCGCGGCGTGCTCGCGATGGGTGACACCACGGGCGCGAGCATGGAGCAGCTCGGCGACCGCGCCGCGTCCCTGAAGGACGAGCTTGAGGAGATGGGCGTCGCCGCTGGCGAGAACGCCGACGTGATCATCAACTCGTTCCAAGAGCTTGCCGCACGCAGCGGCAAGAGCGAGGAGGCGCTGAAGGAACTCACGAGTCAGATGGTCTACGCCGGGAAGGCCGTCCCCGGAGGTCTACAAGCCATCACGTCGGGCTTCGAGATGATGGAGATGGGGATGGTGCGGGCGCGCAACCCGCTCGTGATGATGATCAAGCAGACGGGCTTGATGACCGGCACCGCGAAGCAGGTCGCCGCCGCGCTCACGAAGATGGCGCAAGCGGGCAGGGTTGAGGAGGTGATGAAGCTCGGCGAGCAGGCCATCGGTCGGATGTCCGACAAGATGAAGGCAGCGCCCGCATCGTTCGGCGGCGTCATCGAATCGATCAAGACGATGCGTGAGAACTTGTTTGAGACGCTCGGCTTGCCGGTGCTCGACGCGCTCATCCCGCCGCTCAACCAGCTCAAGCACTACTTCATGGACAACCGTGAGGAGATCGAGAAGTTCGCGCACACCATCGGCACGAAAGTCGGCGAGTGGGTGAAGGCCGCAGCCGAGAAGATCAAAGAAGGCTTCCAGTACCTTCAGACGCACGCCGACGAGATCGAGAGCGCGATCTCGACCGCGTTCAACGGCGCGAAGGCGGTGATCGACTTCATCCTCGCGCACAAGGAGGAGATCGCCATCGCCTTCGGTGCGAAGATGGCGGTGCAAGGCGCGGGCGCCATCGGAAGTGTCGTGTCGGGAGCGATGTCACTGGCTGGCGGGCTCGGTGAAGCGGGCGAAGCCGCTGGCGCTGTCGGGACGATTGGCAAGCTCGCGGCTGGCGCGGCGAGTCTCGTAAACCCCGTCACGGCCGCAACAGCCGCCGTCGCCGCGCTCGGCATCGCCGCGTACCAGTACAAGGGGATGCTCGACGATCTCGACGAGGACTCGAAGCAGCGCGCACGCACCATCCTCGACCACTTCCACTCGATGTCGCAGGACACCGGGACGTGGACGCAGGCGATGCGCGACGACATGGAGAAGACGCGGCAGGAAGGTTTGCTGCTCGCGCAGAAGCTCGGCGACGCTGGCCTCGCCGGCAAGATGAACGAGATGGCCGAGGCTGCGACGAAGGGACACGAAGGGCTCCGCAAGATCATGGAGCCGTTCGAGACGGCCGCGAAGGCGATCCCTGCCGCGCCGGATGCGACGGGTGCGGCGATGCCCGGTGCCGTGGACGCTTACACGTCGCAGCTTGAGGCGAGCGGCGACGCGATGGCGAACGCCATCAACCAAGCCGCCGCCGCTCATAGTGACGCCGCCATCCGGTCACAGGCGTCCTATATCGCGCACAGCGCGCGACTCCAAGACGCGCTGCTCTCCTCGTCCACGCTGACCTCGCAGGGCTTCGACGAGCTGATCAAGACGCTCGAAGTGATGAGCCCGGAACTCGCCGCTCGCCTCAAGGGCGCACGCGAATCGCTCGGCGTTGCCGCGCCCGGCGAGAAGCCCGCGACCGGCGAGAAGCCGCCGGGCGCCGTGATTCACATGCCGGGTGCTCACATCAACATTCACCAGGACTTCCGCGACCAAGACCCGGATCGCGTCGCCCTGGTATTCCAGCGGGATCTGGTTCGCGCTGCCACGGCAACGCGGCAGAGCAAGCTCGCTGGAGTGTTCGGCGTGTAGGTGATAGCGTCTGATCGAGGTCCATCCATGGCGAAAGTTCCCCTCCTCAAAAGCATCCTGATCTCGGCCGGTGAAACACTCCCCGAAGGGCTGGACGCCGACGAGGTGACGGTCATCTCGCCCGACGACCTCGACCCCGAGACGATGGTCGAGCTTCAACAGCTTGCCGCGAGCGAGGTCACACCCGAGGACATGGAGGCGGGCGACGCAGACGACGCGAGCGAGGACGAGCCGCCGACCGACGACGAGCCCATCGAGGAGCCGCTCGCCGACCATGACGAAGCCGGCGAGGGACTGGACGAGGAGCTTGCCGAGACACCCGAGATGCAGGCTGCCGAGGACGCAGCGGGCGCCGAGATGCATCAGGGACCGGAGCTGAAGACGATGGTGGCCGACAAGGCTGCCGGGCTGGAGTCGATGCTCGCCAAGGCAGAGCGCATCGCCGACTCGATCCCCGACGCGAAGAAGCCCGCGAAGGCGTGCGAGAAGGCCATCGAGCAAGCGCAGAAGCTCGCCGAGAAGATCGCGGACATGGACGACGACAAGGCGGACAAGATCCGCGAGATGGCCGAGGACTTCCAGAGCGCCTACGCCGAAGCGGAGGAAGCGTTCGAGGAAGTGAAGTCGCTCATGCCGAGCCTCGACGACGAGCCCGAAGCGGACGACGCAGAGGGTGGCGGTGACGACGGCGACGACGCGGGTGGAGTGGGTGCGTGGGCGAAGCGCGTCGCTGGCGGTGAAGGCGGCGAGTGATGCCAGCGCATGTCCACCGCAACGCCGAGCACCATCACGATCAGTGAGCTGACGGGCGCGCAGCGCACCATCACGCTCACGGGCGGCGGACTGCCGAAGCAAGGCGCGAACTGGGGAGGCACTCAGCGCGTCATCACGACTTGGTATCCCGGCAACGCCACCGAAGCGACGCAGCACGTTCTCGGGCCGACCGAGAAGCAGACGAACTGGGACGGCATCTGGCGCACGAACCTGCTCTACCGTTCGCCCGCCATCTTCGCCGACCCGAAAGTGGGCCTCACGCAGATCGTTGACGCCTTCACGTTGAAGGAAGTCATCGAGGACATCTTCCGTGGCGGCGCGCTGCTCAACGTGATCTGGGGAACCGTCGTCAACCACGGCGCCGGTCCCGAGGCGAAGACGATCACGCGCGAGGGCCGCGCGACCGACTGGGACTTCAAGTTCGACAGGCCCGACGACATCACCTGGAACGTCACGTTCGAGTGGGCGAACCGTGGGCGTCGCCAGCAGAAGGTCGTCGCGTTCCGCACCGACAGCACCGAGGCGAACAACCGCGCGATGCAGATCGCCGCGAACGATGTCGTCACTACGCACAACCGCAACGTGATGATCACGAAGCGGAAGAACATCCCGCTGAGCGCGAACTCGTTCTCACTCGGGCAGCTTGAGAACCTGACGCAAGCTCCTGCGGCGTTCTATCAGTCGTTCACGCGCAAGGCGCAGCAGATCGCCGACCGCGCGAAGCAGCTCGGCGAGATCGTGAACAAGACGCGCGCCATCCCCGAGCAGTTGAAGAACCAGACGCTCGACCAGGCGAACAACGCGGTGAGCATCGCGAACAACTTCATCGACACTATCGGGCGCGAACCGCCGGAAACGATGGTCCGCAAGCAGAAGGTGAGCCAGCTCACACGCGCGATCACGTTCTACGCCGACGGGCATGTGACGGCCGAGAAGCTGCGACGCTCCGGGCTCGCGCTACGAACGCAGGTGGACACCGCGCGCCAGCAGAGCACCATCCTCGCGGTCCATGTCGTGCGCTCGCGCGAGTCGCTGTCCGACATCTCGCGCAAGTATTACAGCGGAAGCATCGGCAACTCAGCCGCCATCGCGCACGCGAACAAGCTCCCGCTCAACACCACCTTCGCGAACCCCGGAGCCGTCTTGATCATCCCGACCATCGACGCGATCAAGACGTTCAACCTGAGTGGCTGAAAACCAGTATCCACGGCAGACGTATTGGCCGAGCGCGAAGGCGCGGCTGATCTTCCGCATCGACGAGTTCGGCGGGCCGCTTCCCGCCGCGCCGACGATTCGCGGCCCGGTTCGCAAAGGGAAGGGCGTCGATACCACGCTGCGCATCGTGCAGAAGGACGGCGTGTTCCTTCTGCTCAACGAGAACGACGAGCCGGGCAACGTCACCGGCCCGCAATCGCAGAAGGGACCGGACGACTTCGAGTTCGTCGCCATCCCGAAGACCGCGCAGCTCGGGCGCAACAGCCCGCGCACGGCGAGCACGCTGTCGATGGAGTTCAAGTACGGCGACCTCCCGGTGGACCCGCGCGTGATTCGCTCGTGCGGCGTCGAGTTCTACATCGGCACCGTGAGCGGCAGGGACTTCCAGGCTGGCGTCTTGGGCGAGACGCGCTCCGTCGGCGATGGCGGCGCGACGAGCACGGTCGAGCCGCTACATCTCGTGCCCGACACCTTCACCGACCAGAACGGCGTCGTGCGTAGCAACCTCCGGTTCCAAGGCTTCGCCGATCAGTGGGAGGTTCACTGGAGCGAAGGCGAGCCGCTTATCAAGATCGAGTGTACGGACAACACGCGCCTCCTGATGGATCAGCCGGCGCCCGCTCAGCTTACGCTCAACGAGAAGATCCCGCTCGACAAGGCCATCGCCACTTACCTCGCGAACTTCCCGCAGTTCAGAGGACTCGGCGTGATGTTCCTTCCCGCAGGTGAGACGCCTCCCGCGCTCGGCCCCGCGCTCCAGAAGACATCGTTCAAGCCGACGCTCGGCCCCGCTCCATCGAAGGGTGGAGGCGCGAGCACGGGCTCGAAGATGTCGGTCTGGGACTACATCATCGACATCACCGCGTCCGTCGGCTTCCTCGTGCGCGTGCTCGGGAACACCATCGTCATCGAGCACGTCCGGCAGTTGTTCACGGGCTCGCGCCTCGAACGCCGCGCCGACGATCCGTTCCGCCCGCGTCTCGTGCCCGGCAGGGACACGCCCATCGAGCGACGGACGTTCATCTACGGCCGCAACATCGAAGACCTCCAGATCACGCGCAACTTCACGAAGCACGCGCCGATCAACATCGAACTCCGCTGCTACTTCGGCAAGCGCAAGAAGCCGCTCATCTCTCGCTTCCCCGACAAGGCGAACCGACAGAAGCAGGTGAACCCCGGCAACGCGAGCGAGGAGAAGTGGCTCGTGCTGCTCGTCGCTGGCATCGAGGACCAGGACACGCTGAACATTCTCGCTCAGGGTTACTACGAGAGCATCGGGCGCAACGAACTCGGCGCGAAGTTCTCCACGCGGAACCTGTCGAGCTTCGGCGGCGGCAACGACGATCCCGACGTGCTCGATATGTACCCCGGCGACTCCATCGACATCCTCACCACGCGCGAGGAGGAGGAGTTCGCGACGGTGAACCGCATCGAGGATCTGATGTCAATGCAGGACCGCGCGCAGAACTTCCTCACGCAGCTCGGCTTTCCTGATGACTTCGCGAAGCGGTACGCGACGGCGTTCGTGAACATCGGCATCCAGACCACGTTCAAGGTGCGGAAGATCGGCATGAACTGGTCCGAGGATCACGGGCTCGACATCGACGTGGAATCGGTGAACTACATCGTCGTCCGCGCGAACCAGAAGCTCGAAGCGACGCAGAAGCAAGAGCCCGAGAACCAGCAACCGGACGAGCCGACGATCATCAACGTCGAGGAGATCGTCTGATGGCACGCGGGCTCAAGCGCACGTTCGGCGACTTCGATGGCGTCACGATGGGCGAAGCGTTCGCGCGTCCTGGCATGGACACGCGACAGTGGATCTCCTACGCGACCGTGGACGAGAAGACGACGGACGAGACGACCGGCGAGACGACGGAGCCCGTCGAGTTCGACCCCGACTATGGCCCGCTCATCAGCGTGACGCTCCAGCCGAGCGGGCTCCCGTGTCGTTGCCGCGTCGCCACGCAGATCGCGGGCAACGGCGAAGGCTCGTACCATCCGTTCATCCCCGGCGACGAGGTAATCGTCGCCATCCCGCAAGGCGACGAGCGCGCCGCGCCTGTCATCTTCGGGCGGCTGAACAACGCCATCGACGCCTTCCCGATGACGAGCGTGGCCGGGCAAGACCCGACGACGAACTCGTTCGGCTTCACGCGCCGTCGTACCGCTTACGTCGAGGAGTTCGCGAGCACCTGGATGGTCCGCGTCGCGAGCCACGGCGGCTTCATCCTCGTGGACGAGAGCGGCGAGATCACGATTCGCGATG